TGCTCAACATCTGGTGTTTTAGCTTTCATACACATTCACATTCCCCCTTTACCCAAATGGTTTGTACTCTGTATTAGCCACTCTTCTGTGATTGCCATTTACTTTTTTAGTGACCCTAAATGCAAAGGTCAAGGCTAATGCATCGCCTTTATTCGGTGATGGTAAGCCACGCTCTTTCATGTCTTTTTTGCTTTCCAGTTGGATACGGCCATTTTTATCAATGATCGCTTCTGGCCCTACGAGGTCATCATACAATCCTTGCTCATTAGGAATTGAACCGCCCTCTTTTAGCCATTCTTTCATTTCGCCCCACATGTACGCTCTCATATTGAGGTACATATTGTTAGGCGATGCACCACCAAAGGCAACTAACCGCCATTTTCTACCCATTGACTTACCGATACTATAAATACCAGTTCCGTAACCTTGGTCGATAAATACCGCATCAGCTTTGTATTCATCCTCGAATTGTGCTATTAGGTTAGCCATTCGCATATCATCGTCATTCTTTTCAATGGTTGCCAAACACTTCATAGAGTATCCATTACGCATCACGATTTCTAATGTATCGCCACCAGTCCATGCAGGGTCTACACCTATGATTACAGGTAGGTTGTTAAACTCACCAACTCTGTACATTCGCTTTTGTGCTTCATCTACAATTGATGCGGATATAAATTGTGTATCAGATGCACTAGGGAATATCCCTCTAACACGCACTTTTACAAAGTCGCTATCCTCACCATGAATATCTACCCATTCTTGCAACTTAGCTTTGTTCGAGATTTTAACAGTTCGACTATCTATCTGATAGGTAGTCCAATATGCACGATGTTTTCTGAAACATTCTCTAAACCTACCACTGTTACGTGTAGGGTTTCCAAACACGCACCATATAATCTCAGTTTCCTTATCTGTCAAAGCACCCTCTGTTACTTCCCAAATCTTATCGGAAATAGCGGATGCTTCATCAAATATGATAAGTATTCTGTTTCCTTGATTGTGCAAGCCTGCGAATGCTTCTGGATTACTTTCGCTCCATGGAATAGCATCTATCCGCCACGTTTTCTCGTACTGTTTATCCGCACTAAACAATGCAGTAGCAGTATAAGTAAATAATTCCTTACCTATGAACAGGTTGTACCATTTGTTTAACTCAGCCCAAGTCTTAGACTTTAACTGTGTATCAGTATTAGCAGTAACTACCCCTCTTGTATTCTCATGCGTGGCAATAGCAAATAGAATTAAAATCGATGAAAACGCTGACTTACCAATACCATGACCTGATGCAACTGCAATTTGTATTGCCTTGGCTAATGACTTACCCTTACGTAGTTCTTCGCCTATTTTCTTGAAAGTCTTTACTTGCCATTCATCAGGGCCATCAAAATTTTCAAGCGGTGTTCCTTTTTCTCCCCAAGGGAATGAGAAATATACAAAGCCTAATGGATCATGAGTGAACGAACCCAACGCATCAATCAGTTGTGCCTTGTTGTATTTCATCTGATTTCACCCTTGCTTGTTTCATGCGGTCGGATATATCAATCTCTATTTCTGCATCAAGTTTTACCTTATCGGTAAATAGCATGTGCCGTTTACCCAACAATTCGGCTGCTTTAGTTCTATCTGCAATTGATGTATCCAAACCAAATGCATCTTTTTCTTCGCCATTCATAACCTTTGTTAGGTACTCCAGCACTTCATCAGCAGTTGCGATTGTGTTTTTACTACGCTTTTCCATTACATCATCTATGTATTTACGTACCTTTACTTTTCTTAATAGTTGACTTCCCTTGCTTGATGCACTTTTTTCTGCATATCCAGCCTTAATAGCACTCTGTGTTGCATTGGTAGTCTTGATATACTCATCTGCAAATATACGTTCTTTTTCTGTTAAGGTGTTAGCATCTGCCATATATCAATCACCACCTTTATATGTTCTAACTAAAAATAGCAGTACTTCATGTTGCTTAGTACTGCTATACTCACTTTCTTTCTTATAGAGTTGTCCTTGCTTGAACGTTTTCCCTTTCTTGTACTTATGAGGGAATGTCAGTTTGTATTCTTCCTCTGTGTACATTCGGTTAACGATATACACCTTGCAAGGCTTATCATATTTGCTCCATGATTGCCTTACATCGACTACATATCGCCTACCATTCATCTGTAATGCTTTGAGTAGTTTCTTTATCGTTGGTTGATAATTCACATCAAGCACCACACAATACCGACTATAATCAATACACCGCATACAATAGCTAGGCAATCAATAATACTCAATACGTTATCATCACGATGTTCAAACGCATATTTTGCTTTCGCTTGCAAATCTTTATTATCTAAATCTTGTGCAGCTTTTTTGAACAACGCTCTATCCTTAATGAATTGTTTAATCGCTTTAATCATTTTAGTACTTCACCACCTTTCCGTTTTAGCTTGCCGTTAGATCTAACACACAAACCGCATGCACTTTTTCTTGCGTTCCCCTGTGTAATATATGTTTGGCATAATCCGTCATACTCAATGACATTAGCCATACATTTCCCTTTCCTATTGTTCAAGCATTTGCTTTTACAACACATAATATCAGTCATCATTTCTCCCCTTTTGATAACTTTATGCAAAAAATGAGATATATCGCCGTGGATATACCTCATTATGTGATAGTTTTATTCATTTGTATTGCATACTCAAAACCAAAGTTATATAGTTAGCTATTCGCCAACACGAGTATATGAATTGTAATCATGGTTAGCTCACTCTGTCTAACTTTCATACAATACTCGGTTCTTAATGGAACATATATAGCTTTAGTTTTCAATATACAATTACACTCTCTAAACTAATACCGCTAGTTGTTTGTAGTATGTAACATTTTTTCGCTTAAGGTTTTATCTCATGAAACGTATAGTTGGTTGTTATTGCATAATTGGAAAGTATTATATGTGCGGTATTAGTTTACAAAATGCAATATAAGAGGTGCGGTGCGATTAGAAAATAATATAGATTGTAATGACTTAGAAACAATACTCCTTGATTTTCAAATACAAAATATAAAACCGCGCCTCAATTGCTATTTAGTTTTTAGAATTGCTCATTGGCAACTCTTACACCTTATATTCTACTATATGTTTTTAGGTGTTTATACTGACATTTACTGACATTTCATGACATTTACTGACATTTCAACCTGCCTATTTCAATCAATGCTTTTTCTTTATATCTCATCGCCTGCCTTTCGTTGAATTGGTTTTCAAAAACCGAATGTGCTTGTTTGGCTGACATTCCGAGCAAGTATTCATATCGTAACATTGTACCGCCTATTTCTTCTGTTAGGCTATTGATCGTGTTGATTACATCGCACTTGTACTCGCTCAATTCATCAATCCGTCTACGTTGTTCCTTTTCAATATCGATAAACCTTGCTACGCTATTTTCTAATCCGCAAGGAACACAGCCACCGCTCACTTTATCTTTAGAATAATCGATTGCACTAATCGATGTGATGTTACATCGTAGTTGTTCTATTTCTTTTGCAATCGACTTTATTTGCTCATCAACAGTCTTTACAGGCTCAAGGTATTTTCTAGCACTACTGATTAATCTCTTTTCGCTCTTTGTCGGTTCATTCAAATATTACTCACCACCCAACATAACACCAGCACCAAAGATAATTAACACAATACCAATTATCGCCTGTATGTATAACATTCGCACGCATCCCTCTTCAAACGTATCAAAGGCATCGCTTAAAACCGCTGCTAAAACAGGTGAAACACCTAATATCATTCCAATTGTAATTAAATTTTCAGCCATATGTTTACACCTCTGCTAGTTTTGCAAGATTCCAATCGGTTGTATCGCCCTCATAATCAGCACTCCAAGATGTTGCACCACATAACCAAGCATATACTCTCTCATCTTTAAAATATGCAAAATGTCGTTTTTCCCATTCATCTTGTTCATACTGTTTAACCAATATAGGTGTGTCAACCTTTACTTTGCTCCAATCAACAATACCTAGATATTCAGCAATATCAATCAACTGGTCTTTTCCCTCAAAGCACGTACTGGCCACCATCACACGTGGCAAGAAATAGTTTAAAAGCTCCCTTTTACCGTTAAAAAAGAACAATACACCACTTTCAATTTCGGCTTTTCGATACCCTAGATCATACATGCGTTTAAATAGTTCATCTGTAAATTGTTTGTTATTCATACTCTAAACCACTTCTTTCTTGTTTCACTATATTGATACAACTCTGGAAATTCTAATACTATACCATCATCTTTTTTAACAGCCACGCCGACTACAAATTGGCTTTCACCGCTTTCATAAGCTAACTGTTTTAGAAATTCCATAGCACTTTCTTTTGTTTCGTGTACATCTATAA